TTGCTGGCTACATCATCTACGACAACCGCGAGGTCATTGTTGGGACGTACAAGGAACATCAGAAGCTACCCCAGATAGCAGAGGGGCGGGTCGATGACGCGGCTACCCATCTCTTTAAGCACACTAACGCCCAAGTGGTTGCTATTTTTAAGGTCAATCCTATTGTTGGGTCGCGGGTCTTATATCGCGCCTATACCAAAGAGGGTAGGGACAAGACCGTGGAGGGTCTTGATGTTGGCCTATTTACCAGCAACGCCAATAACAATAAGGACGTTGTGGCGCTTATGGCTAACGAAATACCCTGCGGTGAGTACAAGGCAGCTCAGTCTGAGGTGGGGATTTGGTACATAGAAAAGGGTATGACCTTTGGGTGCAGGGTAAGCGTTCCCCCAGACCATAGCCGGTTCATAGGCCAAATCACCGTGGGTTGGGCTACACCGCCAGCCAACCTAGACCAAGCAAAAACCATGTTGCAGATTGCCTCAACCATTTTATCGAAGGAGAAAAAATGATCCCTTTAGCCGCAATTATGTCGATTGGCGAGAAGGTCTTGGATAAAGTTCTACCAGACCCCGAGGCCAGAGCAAAAGCCCAAGCAGAACTGATCAAGGTTCAACAGGAAGGCCGTCTGGCTGAGTTGGCTGCGGACAACATCGAGGCCCAAGAGCTTACCAAGAGACTTGCAGCCGACATGAACTCGGACTCATGGCTATCTAAGAACATCCGACCCATGACCTTGGTCTACATCCTGACGGCCTACCTAGCCCTTGCAATTATGGACGCTATGGGGCTAGACATCTCAGACAACTTTGTATCCCTTTTAGGGCAATGGGGGATGCTGGTGATGTCGTTCTACTTTGGCGGCAGAACGCTTGAGAAGGTCATGGACATGAAGGCCAAAAAATGAACCTATCCGAACACTTCACCTATGACGAGCTGGTGCGGTCTGAGACCGCCGAGCGTAACGGCTGGCTCAATATTCCCTCTAACGCGGAAAAAGAGAACCTAATCCGTCTGGCGGCGCTACTGGAACAGGTCAAGGATGCGGTTGGGGGTAAGCCCGTAATGATCAACTCGGCCTTTCGGTCGAAACAGGTCAATGACGCGGTGGGCTCCAAGGACACCTCCCAGCACCGGCTGGGCTGTGCGGCTGACCTACGAGTTCCCGGCATGAAGCCACGGGAGGTTGTAGAGGCTTGTATAGCGGCCTCTGTGCCCTTTGATCAGATCATCCTAGAGTTTGACTCTTGGACGCACATCAGCGTCCCAAACACCCCGGAAACGTCCCCACGCGGTCAGAGTCTAATCATTGACCGGCAGGGGACTAGGACTTACAGTTAAGACGCTTTCTCTTTGCCCTTTGGGGCTTGACCCGGTCTAGGCCGGGTTCTTTTTTAGTACAGCGGGGCGCACGTTACATCGATGACAACGTCCCTAGTCACCCCTCCCACGGCCCTACGACCGTAGATCACCACGGCCCTAGTGCGAGCCGCCTGACAGTCCTGAATGGCGTTGGCGGTCTCTAAGCGGGTCATGGCGTGAACCTCTTTATCCACAATGAGCTTCTGGGCCGGTGGGGGAACGCTATAACCCCCGGGGCTTGTGGTGGCGCACCCGGTCAGGGCTAAAACTATCAGTAGTCTTTTCATCTTTTTTTTCCTTTTGTGAGCATACAAAGCAGACCATCGCGATCATCGCAATCATCCACAGAATAAAAAACCAAATATCGGCAGCGACTAAGTGAGATACGAAGTTCATGGTTCACCTACCTCCTTGATATTGACAATTACCTGAACGGGTTTGGCCTTGTAGTACCAGTACAAGTTCCTAGCCAGCCATTCATTAGCCGCCCGTTGAGTTCTAAATGTCAAGTTCTTAAAGGCTTCTTGCGGCATTGCACCATGTTCTATCTGAACGTAGCGGCCTCGCGAGTCTTTCAGAGCCCAGCACTTGACCCTAGTCGGCATTTTTGCCAATCGAGGTCAGGGCTTGCGATAACTGCCAGCGCATATCCAAAATGATCTGCGTAATCCTTTCGTTATCGGCAAATGCCGGGGTTCTGGTCAAACGCTTTAGCTCCGACAGGTTCAAATCTATCTTGATAATGATTGCTGAAATATCTTCCATAAGTCCCCCTAGAAAGGAATATCGTCATCTAAATCTTCAACTTTGGGCTCCTCGCGCACCTTGTCTCGCGGGGCTCCAGCGAACTCCAGCTCATTTAACCTAGCCCGCAGGGACGTTCCGGTAGTCCCGTCCTTGCGCTTGTATTCCTCCAAGTGAGGTTCGGATAAAGTCACAAATAGGCTCTGGCCCTTGACTAGGTGGCTTTGTAACTTTTCCACGCGGTCACCCCACATGGTCGCGGAGATCCATTGCGTAGGCCGCTTGCCGTCCGCACCCTTTTTACCGTAGTCCATAGCCAGCGATAGATCCATGACGGGCTTTCCGTCTGCGGTGTAACGAACTGCTGGCTCCTTGCCGATTCTTGCTAATCCAATCAATAACATTTTTAGTCCTTGTCAAAATAAACAGCTTTGTTGTTGTAGAAATCAAACAGGGCTTCGCACTCAGCCAAGAACTGCTCGGCTGCGTCCTCAACTACCTTGATCTCCTCCGGGGTGGGTTTGAACTTCTTGATGAACAGGTCTTTACCCTCACCCATGCGCGGGTCATAGGACACAAACCAGACGGGCTTACCGGTGACCGCCGCCTGTAGGGTCATCTGCGGCTTATATTCCGCAGGGACTTCCTGATTGGCGATGTACTTCATGTGGGTCTTGGTCTTGGGGCACTTGACTTCTATGAGCGACCCGTCAGACACATAACCGTCAGGTGAACATCCTAAAAACTCGATACGCGGGTGGTCGATGAACGGGGTGTCGGTCACAATCAAACCGGTCACAGACTCAAACCGTTCCTTGGCTGCGGCCTCTTGCTCGACCCCCCATTGCATATCAGATGTCGTGTACTTGTCCGCGAAGGTGTTGGTGATCCTCTCGGCTACGACCTCATAGCGTAGGTTCTCGCGCTCGCTGGATTCCTTACCAGACTTTAGGAAGTTCATAGCCGCGCTCATACGCGAGGCGGTGAGCTTACCTAGCCGAGCGTTCCACCAGTTGCCGTCAAGCTGATATGGGTTAGCTTCACGCATCTTTAACCGCCTTTAGCTGTGTGCCCTTGACGGATGCCTCATCCCTAACCAGATCACGTTCCTCTGGGGTTAAAGTTTTCCAAAACACCGCAAGGATCTCAGGGCTCGATGCCTCATTGATTATCTTGAGCAGTTCCTCTTTACTCTTGCTCTCACGTTTTTTAGGCGTGGCTTGCTGGTGGATCGCGTTTTGAACTTCATTAGCGGAGCCAAACTCAGTACCGCCCCAACCAGCCGCAGCTAGACACCGACCGATGGCGCTGGTCTCAGCGTTCTCTAAAGCTGATGTTGAGTTGATTTGGCTAGAGGCACGAAATTCCTCTGCGTGTCCCGTAGCTATGCAGCGGCCCGTGTCGTTATAGATGTTGGCTTGCATGATCACCACGGTATCGTCTGCTTTGATGATCTCGGTAGACAGCTCCCACTCCGGGTGAGCCTCGCGGAACTTCTGAACCCGCAGGGCTACGGTCTGATACTCTTTACCACGAATATTTACTATGCCTGTATTCAAGTTATTCTCCTTAGATAAACATTGCTAGAACTGCTACGAGTGCAAACAACGCACCAGCTATTAAATCACCAAATTCTTCTTTAGTCATTTCTTCCCCATGTAAACGTAACGAGCGTAACGCTCCTTGCCTTTTACGCACATCACCGTGTTAATCGCCATGCCTTTGGAGCGCAGATTAAAAATAATGTCTGCAAGGCGTGTGGCGCGATACAACTGAATGGCCTGCCACGATGTTATGTGCCCACGGGTTTTCAAATGCTTAACGACTTGATCTACTTTGCTCATCGTACTTTCTCCTTGTGGTTTCAAATTCAATTGCAAGTTCAATTAATCGGGCTTTCATATTTTCAAACGACAGCGGGTCACGCATAAAACTAAGGTCACGAACTGCTTGGGCTACACCCAGACATTTATAAGCAATCAGGTCTAGGTGCTGGATGGTTATCTTTTCTTCTTGCTCTTGTTGCTCAAGTTCTTGTTGGTGGTGTTCTGCATCAGTCATTTTTTTTCTCACATTCTTCGTGGGCGTTGATAAAGTTTTCTAGGCAGTCATGGTCAGACGTAAAGATACGACCGGCGCAGTTAGCGCACTTGTAATGTCTGCCGTGGGTGTTTGTTATGGTGAGGACATGGTCAACGGGATCGTCACGATATATTGACCAAGTAATTGAAGTTGTCATTTATTCTCTCCGAAAGTAGGGCTTGATTATGCAGCCCGTAATTTGTTTTTACTAGCATAACGTAACTCATCACCGAAATGCCATGTATCGCCGTCCATGTCGTGAATTACAAAACCGTTATAAGAAGTGTCGCTATACAAAATAACCGCTACTACTTGGTCACTTCTGGTTTCGACATACCCGGAAGCCGGGGCGCTTTCCTCAAGACTGTAACCGCTTGGAACCCAGCCGGGACGAGTAACTTTAATCCACTCGATAGAAGCATTGATGCGGCCTTTATACTTGCCGCGCTTTTTTAATGGCAAGGAGTCAACGACTACATCGCCAAACTTTTTGCGAGCATACTGTTCGCCAAACTCGCCACCGACCCAAGCGGTTCGGCGTTCAAATACTGCGTGTTGTTGGAATTTGCCCATTTATTCTCTCCGGTAAGGGGCCGAAGCCCTGTTAATTAGGTCAAACTATTGAAATAATTATTGTCACTTAAAAACCGATATCGTTTTACTCGATTTAGTTTTAATGCTTGTTGAAGCAATTCGGTTTTTTTGATGTTGCGTTGAATTGATTTGATAATGCGCTGCTCAAAATCGGGCATAGTTTTAACAAAATCCAAAGTTAAAACTTTTTTGTTACCCTCAATCGTCCGAATGTTTCTGCGGATATCTGCTTTGATCGTATTTGCGTGCATTTTGTTGCTCCTTTTTTATCCGGTCTAAGCGTTGACCGTGAGTAGATTCTGAGGCTTTAATAAACTGTTTGCAAGTGGTTTTTAACCTTTTTTTAATTATTTTCATATTTCCCTACAAAGTGTAAGGTTAATCTAACTTGGACGGTATTGGAAACCGTTACAATTCATGCGTCGGAAGTGACACCCCGGCGTTTGGCAGAGGCGTAGTACCCAGAACCCTTTAGTGGGGGCTTGTAGTCATCGTTTGGTTCGCGCCCGATGCTGGCCTGTCAAGCCCAAGTCTCCACTAAAGGGTTTTTCCATTTCCGACTGCGCGAAACGCCAGCAAAGTAGAAGGCGGGGATGGGATAGAGGCCGTGGAATAAGTAGCCACGGAGCCGGGGTCGACACCCGCTATATCCGTCTAGTAGTGGGCATGGCTACCTAGAGTACCGTTGTTACGCAATACATCTCCGTGTAAGTCTGGCAAAAACCTGTTTTTGCTAGTTGGTCGGTCTTTGGTCGATAAGGACTTGCAAACAGTTTCTAAAAGCCCTAGTATTTCAGACATGGATACAGAAAACGTAGGCAATTTAATCGCAAAAGTCCCGCAGGGCTTGAGTCCTGACGAGTTCCTGATGGCTCTATCAAACCTAGTCGAGGC